CGGGTATTACCCGGAACCGGTGCAAACCGGAAACTCTTAGTCGTACGTGGATCGCGCGCTACCTGTGAAGGTATCCTGCGAGGTATCCGAAAGGAGTACTCGAATGTCTTTCGACACAGGAGACTCAATCCGTAGGTTAGTTGCATGCGGCTTAACGCCGACTCAAAGCAAACAAATCGTCCAAGAAATCACTCATTGGAGTCAATCCAGTGGTGAAGAATGGACGGTCGCTCGAATCAAATCCCTGAAGGTTGACTACCTTCGGAGAATGGCTGGCCTCCCCCCAATTGCTCCCTGGGTCGCCCGTCATCCTAGCGGAAAACCAGTGGGTGCCTTTGGCATCCTCTGGAAATTCAGTAAGCGGGAGATGTTCAAATGCTGGAATGCACTTATGTGCTATACAGGATTTGAATTTCTTAATCAGGGCTCGCTCCGTATGACCGAAAGACAGTTTCTGAGATTTCTCAGAGCTGTGCGTCGTGAACAGCCGGATGAGGCCTCATTGGCAACAATGGAGGTTCTTGTTAGCAACTGTTTACCCGAGGAATTTGGTTTTCCCACTTTCCGAAGTGAGACAGGTTCACCGCTCCTTGACTATGTGCCGTCACCCTCTAAGAGAGCACCACTTTCTTATGGTACTGCTCCAGAAGTTGAAGGAGTGATCGACTCTATGGGGTGCTTAGCCATCCGTAGTGACTTCACCGATGAATTTTGGTGGTGTTACCAGGGTGTGCTTAAGGGACTAGAGCCAATGTGGCAATACCACGCAGCTGTTGCTACGCGGGATGCTGCCTCAAGCGATGTACCACTCGTTGGATCCATTTCATGGATCCAGGAGCCAGGCTACAAATTGCGATTTGTCGCAAATCCTTACAGAGTTCACCAAATGGCCTTAAAGCCACTTGGAGACTACCTTTTCTCTCTTCTAAAGTACATTCCAAATGATTGTACTTATGATCAAGAAAAGGGTGTGAAGTATTCTCAAGAAGCTTTGCTTCAAGGGAAGACTGCACACTGTTACGATCTTTCCAATGCAACGGATAATTTTCCGTTGTCGACTCAACTCTTCCTCTTGCGAGGAATTGGAGTGCCGGAAAAATGGGTTTCTCTTTTTGAGAGGATTTCCCATGGTCATTGGAACATCTGTATGGATCAACTTCCCACTGGTATTAAAACCCGCGAGGAGTTATCCAGGAATTTGCGGTTTGGTTATTCACCACTCATTCAATGGAGTGTTGGACAACCACTGGGTGTTTATCCCAGTTTCGCAAGCTTTGCCTTGTGTCACCACTATGTCATCCGTGGCATTTTTGTGATGCTCGGCAAGGAACCTGATTACTTGGTCCTTGGAGATGATGTTATCATCTTCGATGACGAGGTGGCCAAAGTTTATTCTTTGGTTATGCGTCAGGTTGGTGTGCCCATATCGCCGGATAAGACTATCATTTCCGACAAATTTTGTGAATTTGCCGGGAGAGTGATATTCCCAGACAGTGTCCTCCGCGGTTATAAGTGGAG